GAGACGGTTCTCGAGGTCGATCAGTTAATGGACTGCTCTACATCGATGAAATCCGAGAGATCACAGAGGATGGATTTAGAGCTGCTACTCCTACGACTAGAGCTCACCCAAACTCTCAAACGCTACTTACCAGTAATGCTGGAGATGCGTTCAGCACTGTACTTAATGACCTACGAGAAAGAGCCATAGATTATCCACCTAAGTCTTACGGATTCTATGAGTATTCTGCGCCACAGTATTGCAAGATAACTGATCGCGATGCATGGGCTCTGGCTAACCCCTCACTGGGGTACACAATCACGGAAGAAGCGATTGAAGAAGCGATTGCTACATCTCCTATTGAAAATACGCGCACTGAAACGCTTTGCCAGTGGATCGACTCGTTAAGTAGTCCATGGCCTCACGGCGTTCTTGAAGATACTTCGGATAGCACCCTTGAAATGGCTGTGGGGGCTTATACTGTATTCGGTTTCGATGTCAGTCCTTCACGCAGGAACGGATCATTAGTCGCAGGACAGCTACTCCCAGATGGGAGGATTGGCATTGGGATCTTAGAGACTTACAGCTCTCAGGTTGCTATTGATGAGTTGAAGATGGCGGCAAGTATAAAGGCTTGGTGTGACATCTATAAGCCTCGCATTGTCTGCTTTGACAAGTACGCCACACAAACAATTGCGGACAGGCTCTCCAATTCTGGCGTAATGACAGAAGATGTATCAGGTCAGCAGTTCTACAAAGCCTGTGGAGATCTGTTAGAAGGCTTGGTCAATGCTCGAGTAGTACACAATGGTCAAGCAGAATTGATTCAGCAGATGAATAACTGTGCAGCTAAAGTCAATGACAGCGCGTGGCGCATAATTAAACGCAAGTCTGCTGGAGACATTTCAGCACCTATTGGCTTAGCAATGGTGGTTAGTAAGTTAATGATCCCTCAACCTAAACCAGCAATTTATAGTTAGACACGCCCTAGCATATTGTCTAATTGCTTGACAAATGCTACAATTTCTGTCTATGGGTATCTTCTCGCGTAAGCCTCAAATAGTCGAAGCGCAAAACGCTCCGCAGGTCATGTCAGAGTCTTACTTGACTTATGGCAATTATTTTCCAGTCATGGTCACTCGCGCACAAGCTCTGCAAGTGCCATCAATCAAAAGATGTCGCGATCTAATATGTGGCACTATCGCAAGTATTCCTCTGGAGTATTACAAGAAGTCCACAGGTGAGATGATTGCTGCACCTCGTTGGGTAGAGCAACCTTCTAAAGCACAGCCACGATTCGAGACGATGTATTTCACTCTCGATAGCCTGCTTATGTATGGCGTGAGTTATTGGCAGATAACAGAGACTTATCTTGAAGATAACAGAATGGCTAACGCTAATTGGGTTGCTAACAATCGCGTCACATTCAATACAGACTCAGTTAATAATTTTGTTACTCAGTATTATCTCGATGGAGTTCCTTTGCCTATGTCAGGTCTTGGATCTCTCATTACATTCCAGAAAGATGAAGGCATCCTTGCTGTCGGTGGTTCAACTATTAAAGCTGCACTTGATGCACAAAAAGCAGCAAGTGTCGCTCTCGAAACACCATCAGCGACTGGATTCTTGAAGAACTCGGGAGCTGACCTTCCACCTGCTGAAGTATCTGGATTACTAGCTGCTTGGAAGCGCGCTCGTCAAAATAACGGCACTGCTTATCTTACTTCGACTCTTGATTACCAAACTACTGGCTTTAGTCCTAAAGACATGGGCTACACAGATGCAATTCAGAACCTTGCTACTGAATGCGCCAGATTATGTTCTGTAGATCCTTATTATGTTTCTGCTTCAATGAACACAAGTATGACTTACAGTAATGTAATAGAAGAAAGAAAACAGCTTGTGGCTCTAACTTTGCAAAGTTATGTAAGTGCAGTGGAAGCGCGTCTTTCAATGGATGACATAAGCACTGCTGGACATTATGTCAAGTTTGCGTTAGATGACACATTCCTACGCACTGAAACAATGGAAAGATTGCTAGTGCTAGAAAAAATGCTTGCACTTGGTTTGATTACAACAGAACAAGCAATGCAAATGGAAGACCTGTCACCTAATGGGAATGGTAGCTAATGGAAACTCTATACATCGAAGCATCATCAATTGAATGCTCAGAAGAACGCCGCGAAATCTCTGGAAAGATCGTACCTCTAGGTACTGGAGAAATCGGGCACACCAATCTTGGTGCTTATACTTTTGCAGCCAATTCAATCGAGATTGCAGATCCATCAAAAATTAAGTTGCTATCACAACACGATCTAAAGAAGCCAATCGGTCGCATGACTGCTGCCGAGACTCGCGCAGATGGTGTCTATGCAACCTTCAAACTAAGTCGCTCATCTGGTGGCAATGACGCTTTAATTATGGCTCAGGAAGGGCTCGTTACAGGATTATCAATCGGCGCAGAAATCCTTTCATCACAGCCATCAAAAGATGGACACACAGTTGTTTCATCAGCTCGACTAAAAGAAGTTTCTCTAGTAACTGTTCCCGCATTCGCGTCATCAGAAATACTAGAGATCGCAGCAGAGGAAGTTATCCCTGTTGAAGAAAACCCACAAACAGAAAGCGAGACAGCTGTGGAGAATACTCCAGAGACAGTTGCAGCACCAGTAGAGGCAGCAGCAGTTGAAGCTGCTCGTCCTACAGTTACAGCAATGTACTACACAAACCCACGCCTTAATCTAAATGTCACAGCAGGTGAATATGCTAAGGCTCAACTCAATGCATCACGCGGTGACGCAGATGCTCGCGAACTAATTGCAGCTCTACAAGTTGCAACAGTTGCAGAGAACACAGGTATGGTTCCACCAACATACCTAAAGGATGTAATCGGTATTATCGATTCATCTCGTCCATTTATTGATTCAATCGAGCGCGCTGCACTTCCGCAAAGTGGAATGAAGATTTTCACGCCTAAACTCGGAGTACAGGCGCAGGTAGGATTGACAGCTGAGGGTGCAGAATTTGCATCAACAGACACTACAGTCACATTCCAAGAAGATGATGTAGTTAAGTTCGCAGGTGCTGGCAAGCTCGATCTAGAATTAGTAGATCGCTCAGACCCATCATTCCTAGATCTATATCTTCGCGAATTAGCAGCATCATACGCACAGAAGACAGATGCATACGCATCAAAGATTGCAGCAGACGGATCAGCAGATTCATCTTCAACAACAATCTACAAGGCACTTGCTAAGTCAATCGCAGATTCTTACGGCATCATGCGCCAGACACCTAACAACCTATTGGTTGCAACTTCAGGTGGTAACGATGGTGTGGATTACGCAGGACTTCTAGGCGAAGTTGACACAACTGGACGCCCTCTATATGCAGCTGCTGCAAGCCAGAATGCGAACGGCTTGATTACACAGGGTTCAACAAACGGTACAGTCGCAGGACTTAACCTAGTAGTCGATCCAAACTACGCTGGCGGTACAGCTGGCGTAAAGGTTGGCCTTGTTTACCCAACAATGGCAATGCGATTCCACGAGTCAGGCACTCTACAGATCCGCGCAAATGTTGTCGCTAACGGACAGCTTGAGATCGGCATTTACGGATATGTTGCAGTAGTTAATCGCTACCCAACAGCGTTCCGCGCAGTACAAGTTGCTTAAGTAACACACTAAGTCGCTCTGGGGAGTAGTAGCCCTCTACTCCCCAGAGTCTTTAGAAAGGAAACAAAATGGCTCTTACGACAGTAAGTGAATTACGCTCCACACTCGGAGTCGGCACCCTGTACACAGATGCCGTTTTGCAGGAAGTTTGTGACGCATCAGATGCAGTCCTACTGCCTATGCTTTGGACTAATAGTAATTATGCTGTGTCACATTCCAGCATCGTAGGTGAGGGAACGCTTTACTTTGATCAAGAACTTATAGACACTTATTATGTTGGGCAGACAGTTACAATAACTGGATGTGGTTCTTCCTTTAACGGATCAAAAGTTATCACAGCAGTTACACCTTACTCAATAACAATGGTTACAAATCATGCTGC